CCGGCCCCCTGAATCGCGCCGAGGCGCGAACTTAGATCGGACGGCCCTTGACGGCGGTCGGCCCGCCGCGTTCGAGAGTCATCTTGTTGTTCTGGAACTTCGACTTGTCGGCTGAGGTGAAGCCGCCCAACTCGCTGTAGGTCGGCGGATTGCGGAACTGGCCGTCCTCCATCTTGCGCTTGGAGAGGTCGGACGACGGCACCTTGGTCGGTCGGAGGAAATCCTGAGCCATGATTCAGTCCTACATCTCTGCGCCGGGCGGCGCCATTGCGCCGGGGCTCGGCAGCGGGGCGGATGCTACACCGGGCGGTGGGGCTCCCGCAAGTGGGCCACCAGTGCTTGCGCCCTGCTGCAAGAATTGCCGCTTGGCGGCGTCGCTCGTCTCCGCTGGGGCGTCTTTCACGATGGTGTTCAGCGCGGCCAGAGCCCGGAACAACGCCTGCTGCTCTTTCGATCCGGCCGGGAATGCCGAGAGATACCCGGTTAGAGACGTGTGGCACACCTTCACGCCGCTCATTGCGTTTGCGAGGTTGCCGGCGCCGCCGCCTGGGGAAACCATCGGGCTTCCGCCCGGGCCGCCGGGTCCGCCGATCGGGGACTTCGGCATCATGCCTGGACCGGCGCCTGCCCCTGGCATGGGACCGCCGCCTGCGCCGGGCATTGGCATTCCTGGGATAGGCATGGAATGAACCGTAGTTCAGTTCATTACAAAAAGAAAGCCCCACGTCAGCAAGCGTGGGGCAGTCTCAGTCTCAGGGATGCTCCTCTAAGAGCGAATTGGTTTTTACCGGCGCCTGCCGCGACGGTGACGACGACCACGTCGTGCCATGTCTGCCTCCTATTTTGCCCTTCCGCGGGATTGCGGCGGTCTGAGTGCAGGGAAAGGCTACCGCTTCTTGCGGCCGCCGGCAAGCGCCGTCAGATAGTCGTCCTGCCTTCTGGCCACCAATCGGGACGCGGAAAGCGATCGTAAAACTTGATTTCGTCGGCTGGCTGGGCGTCAATTGCGGACGCTTCGGGCCAAAACTCCCGCACTTGATCCTCGTCCTTCACGAAGGCAATCACGACAGAATAGCTTTCGTCGCCCGCATATCCCGAACACCAACAAGGCCCCGGAGGCGGCCATTTGACGGGACGCCAATCGTCGTGATTTGCATGAAATCGTGCTCTGATCATCGCTTCTTCCTTCCTCCGGCAAGCGCCTGCTGCATGAGTTCCGGGTGCTCCTTCATCATGCGGGCCTTCTGGCGCTGTTCGAGCCGCTGGCTGTGGATGATGTTGTCGCGGCTCGGCGGGTTGAGCATGCGAATCAGCATCTCGTTGTTGATGGCGCCGGCCTTCTTGAGCAGCATCGCGATCTCTCGCGCCTCGTCGCCGAACAGGGGCGAGTGGCTATGCCCCTCGATCCGCATGTGGATGTCGCTCGCGATCTGCGCCGGGAGGAACGGGTCCGCCTTGCCCTTCTCGTCGGGCTCCGGGATGATAGGCGTGTCGTCGTTCTTCATTTTCAGCTTCAGGCCCACGTCGCCGATTCGGACGAGCGACTGCTCTAGCTTCAGCGCTGTCCGCTTGATGCGTCCGCCGCCTGTTTTGCGCAGCTCCTGAGCATGTTGCCGAGAACGCACCCCCTGTTCGCCCCGTCCGGACAGCACCTCTGTAAGTCCGCTAGCTTCGAGGAAAAGGTTGTTGATCTGATTGAAGTCTGAGAATAGGTCCGGAGGCATCTGGGGGTGCAGCTCCTCAACTTTGGCTTGCGGCATCTGGTCGAAGAGGTAGGTGTCTGCTCCACCGAACGCCTCCATTTTTTCATCGCTCAATCCGAGGAATCCCGATCCTACCTTCGGCGGGTACGCCTGGCGCTCCAGGATGTCGGCGATCTGATCGAGCCGTTCGTTCATCCAATCCTGCAGCGGCATCAGGTTGTCGAGATGGCACTTTCCCCAAAAGTAATTGTATTTTGTGTAGGGCCGAATCGCCGTGAACGGATGATCCTTGGGCAAAAAGATGTTGGTTGCCGTCTTGTAGAAGTCCTTGTTCAGCTCCTGGCCTTTGAACATCGACGCCTTGCGCAGCGCATCGACGGTCTTGAGCGAATCGCCGATCAGGATGTCGGGATCGCACATGATGAAGATGCGATAGTCCTGCGCGTCGTCGTCCCATGCCCACAACTCGTCGAAGCGGACCATCGGCGTGTCCACCTTGGGCTGGTAGTCGGCCTGCGGCGTGTAGGTCGGATTGACCGATCCGATCATGTTGCCGCTGAGGTTCGATCCCCCGGTGGCGGAGATGATCATCCGGTTTAGGAGTTCGGGAAATGGGCTGACAAAAGGGCGGTTTTCAACGGAGATTCGCGGCAGATCGCTGCCGCGCCCGGCTCGGATAAGTCGTTGAGCAGCTTCGCTCCATTCCAGAAAGTAGGTGTGGCAGAAGGCGGATTGGCTGTTGAGGTCGGTAATGTCCTCGCGGAAGACTCCAAAATTCTGCGGCGGGATGAGTTCGGCGAATTGCGCTTGTCGTGTGTCATTCCAGCCCTGCTTGACGATCATGGCGTCGTAGACGAGCGACCACGGGATGGCTTCCGCCACAAGGTCGCTAAGTCCATCGTCTTGAAAATCATCGTTCCATTCGTCTTGGAGAGCGATCGCCTGTTTGACCACAGCGTCATCTGCGTTTCGATCCGCAGCGATGTTGTAGAACGCGTGGTCAGGGGCATAGAGGAAGGCAGCCACCAAATCAATGTGCGACTCAAGACGATTGTACCGGACCTGATCTCGGGCGTCAGTCCCGAACAAAAAATAACGCTCCCGCCGCTGATAGAGTTGTGAGCGGTCGTCGCGCGTGGCGGTGCAGGCGTCGATGATCCATTTGACGCGCTTTTCAAGGCTGGCCTCGTCGGTCGGGAAGATCATGATGCGCCCATTGGGCGGCCCTGGTGCCGGCCGGCGATGTCGGTCCACGCCTGCGGCCCGGGCACCGAGCGAGACGCCGGAAGGGTGCGGTTCACCGTAACTTTTCCGTTGACGGAATTTCCGACCGCGACCGTCTCCTGGCACGTCGCGCCCGCGCTGGACGACGGCGCCGAGAACCCCGGCGCAAAGTGCGTCACCGGCATGTCGGCTTTCGGCTGCTCGTATTTCGGCATCGCGCGGCCCAGCCGCGACTGCGACGCGCTGTTGATGTTGGACATTCCGTAGTCGCTGGCGAGCGACCGCAGCGTCGCGTCAGCCGAGGGGGCCACTTTGGCGACATGGCCGCCGCCGGGCACCCACGCTACTTTCACGCAGCCGCAATAATTGCACGGCGGATTAGCCTTCTCGAAGGAATGAAAAATCCTCCCGCACGCTCGATTCAAACAACGCCAGTCTCTGCTCAGCATCGGCCTTCTTAGCTCCCATGCCGGGCCAATGAACTGGCCCCACGCATTTGCCGCAAGCATAGTAGGGGGCGCCGTGCATCACAATAGCGGTCCACTTGTCGCCCTGGCAGGTCCGGCAGCGCGCCCAACTGGCATGGGCCTCCGCGCGGGTGATGCGGTCCTGGGGCGGCGGGCGCTTCTTCGGCACGCTCACCCACTCGATCGTCCAGACCGGGATTCCGGACTTGACATGGCGGTTTCCGACCATCGGCCCCTTGCCGAAGTTGTTGATGAATCTCACCTCTCCGTTCTCGATCATCTCGACCGCGCGCTCGACCCTCTTGAGCCAGCCCGGCCCCACGCTTGCGCCGTAGTCGCGCAGGTTCTTGACATGGGTCTTTCTGGCGTTCGACAGCGCGCAGATGTTGGCGATCGTGCAGCCCTGCTTGCCCCAGCGGTGCGCAGGGTCATAGCGGTACTTCCGGAGGCAGTTGATTATCTCCTGCTTGGTCATCGCCGCGCCGAGGGCAGCGTTATGCTCTGCTTTTTCAAGAAGTTCAGCACCAGCTGATCGATCGGCGCGTCGCCGCCGGCCGTCTCGATCGCGTGCGCGCGGGCCATCGTCATGTTGCGGCCCTTCAGGATCGGGATCATCCACTTCCTCCAAGCCTCATGCGCCAGCGCCGCCGCCATCACGCGGTCGTCCTTCCACGCGCCTTCCGCCGCGATGTGCCCCTCGTCGCTCACCATGCGGCGCATCTCGTCCAGCATCGGCACCGAGCGCGGGATCATGCGGCGGAGCTCGAACGAGTCCTTCAGCTTCGCCATCAGCTCGCGCTTGCGCTGGTCGCTCATCACAAAGTGGTACGCAAAATCCCCCTGCCCCACAGTGTCGGGCTTGCTGTAGTAGAAGTGACGCATGTTGCGGAACACGTTGCGCAGGTGCGCGTCCTCATCCGTGACCTTCATCTCTCGGCACTTCTGCTGAAGCTGCATCAGCTCCTGCCAAACCGCGGTCCCGGCGCCATTTATCTCGATAATCACTCGGCAGTCCACCGGACCATAAAAACCCGCAAGATGGGCAAGCACCCATGCGCACTGGTAGGTGCTCACTTGCGGCGTGCAATACTCCGCAACCTGGACAATACATTCAGCGAAGGCCCTCCACACCGAGATCACCGTTCGGTCCGCCTTCTCCGACGAGCCCCACGCAGGATCGCAGCCAATGACGTAGTAGCCAAACGCCGATGCGTGCTCCCAGATACGCAATTCCGCGCGGGTATCCTTGAAACTCTGGACCTGGGTATCTTCCCAGCGGGTAGTAAGCTTGTATCTGTAGCCCTGAAACGGAATACGCCGTGATTCGCGTATAGCCGCCGTCAACGTTTCCGCCGTAAAGTATTTTGATCCCGTAGCCTGGAATGCGTCCTCGTCCGTCCATGGGAACTCCTGATCCATCAACTGCTGGTCGTCGTCGAATTCCTCGCGGCGCTTCCAGCGGTACCACGCGACCTGCTGCAGCGAGATCGTGAAGCCGTACATGTCCTTGACGGCCTTCACGCGCCGGCGCTCCAGCGGCGTCAACGACGAGTCAGGCATGAACTGGTAGTAGAACGGATGGCTCGTCGCGAACGCATAGCGCTCGTCCCTCCACCACCCGACGAAGACCGCCTTTACGACTTCGCTCTCTTTCGCCGCCTCGTAGGTGTCCGAGAAGTGGTTGAATCCATTTGCGGTCGATTCGTAGATTTGGAGGCGGTGCGCGTACATGGAAGAGGTGGAGCTTTTGAACGCTCGTATGTCGTCCTCATTTCCGTAGAAAGCGACTTCAGTGGCATGAACATAATTTGACGCACCAGAGCGACCAATCCCCCCTTTTCGATTCTCCGTAGTTCCTGCGATGAGATAGCGAAAGCGGGAGCCGTTGGCAAAGCTAAGGATATTTCTATTATGCCTGATCTTCCGAGGCTTGAACTTGAGCGACTGCCCGTCGATCGTGACCTTGCTGGGGATTTCGTCATAGAACACCTCGATCGCAGCGCGCCAGTCGTCCCGCGCCTCTTCCTTGTGGAGAATGAAGGTGCCCAAAAGACCCTTGTATTCGAACGCCCAGAACATATCGAGCGCGATGAAGAACGTCGTCATCCCGATCTGCCGCGCCTTGAGAATCACGAACGTCGTAATGCCGCGGTCGAGCGCCTCCACCATCTCTTCCATCACGTACCGCTGCCCGCCGAGCAGCGAAAATCCGATCAGGCCATAGTCCTTCGACTGAACCTTCAGGCGCGACAGGAACGTCAAGAACCGCTCGCGCGGAAACGGCGCGACTGCGGAGAAGGTCGGGAGCTTGAATTTTTCCTCGGTCGGACGTAGCGGCACACAAGCTCCATCTTTCGTTCCGGGCAGCACGAAATCGCCCAAGGGCGCTTCGCACGGATTTGCTTCAATGTCTCGGCAGACCCGCACCCGGCGCAGCGCAGCATGACCTATCCTTCAGCGCGGCGGATGATCCGGCGCCCAGCCCGCGCAGTGCGCTAGCTCGTGCACCCGAACATCCTCCCGGTCGATCCGAACCACCTTGCACCGGTCCGGCCACCGCAGCGAACAGCCAAGAAACTGCTCGCCAGGAGGCGGCGGCGCAAACTTGTACGTCACAGACCAGTCCATGCACAGCCGCGCAACCTGCGGCCCCGACAATATCTGCTCCTCAATCGTCCGCGTCTGCCTCATCTCCAGGTAGATCGCAGGCGGCGCAATCGATTGAGGA